CTCGTAGAGGGAAGGGCAACATGGTTCTGTGTTCCGCAGACGTTGCTTCCGCTCTGACCATGGCTGGTATCCTTGATTACACCCCTGCATTGAATGCAAACCTGAACGTCGATGACGCAGGTAACACATTCGCCGGTACAATCAACGGTAAGTTTAAGGTCTACATCGACCCATATTCGGCTAACCTGTCCAACGCCAACACCACTGGTGGTAACCAGTATTACGTTGTTGGTTATAAGGGTTCTTCACCTTATGACGCAGGTTTGTTCTACTGCCCTTACGTTCCTCTTCAGATGGTTCGTGCAGTTGGCGAGAACAGCTTCCAGCCCAAAATTGGCTTCAAGACGCGTTATGGTTTGGTTGCCAACCCATTCGCAGAAGGAACCACAGAAGGCCTTGGTCGTCTCCGTGTCAACTCCAACCGCTACTACAGACGTGTTGCAGTCAAGAACCTGATGTGATTTACAGAGGAGTTCATTCTTATGATACTTCTCTCACGTCAGTCAATCAGACCTCCTTCGGGGGGTCTTTTTTTATGCACTCTGATAAATAACTAATAATAAGTACAAAAACGAATGGCAACATATCACCTTAAATCAACAGGCTCTTTTGGGAAAGATGTGTATTTTGTAGATGGTAATCATTGGACCGATGATTTTGATAGTAGAAAAACTTGGACCAATAAGACAGCTGCTACTGCAGCTAAAAACAAAAAAATAGAAAAGAACGGAATTAAGTATATTCCGAAGACACGAAGTAATGCTACTGTGGTGACTGAATGATGTCGGATTCAACTGCAGGAACTAATACTGGGATGGTAGGTCAACCCACTAATAGAAACTTTCTAACTCCTACTGGATTTAATTTTGCAGTCAGTAAGGCTCCTAAAATATCCTTCTATGGTCAGGAAGTAAACCTTCCTGCAATCAACCTACCATATGTGGTCCAAAATACATATCTCAAGGAAAACCCATTACCTGGTGATGTTCTTGAGTTTGAGGATCTTAGATTTAAATTTTTGGTTGATAGTAACCTAGAAAACTACATGCAAATCCAAACATGGATGAGGGCACTGGGTTTTCCAGAAAGTCTAGATGAGATTTATGAGTGGCAGTTTGAAGATGATCCATACACTCCTCAATGGGGAGAACCTACTGGTTTTGGACAACCGTGGGCAAGTATGTTAAACTTATACTCTGATGGTACCTTAACGATCTTTGATCAGTTAAATAATCCTAAATTTAAATTAGTCTTTAAGGACTTGTTCCCTATCTCACTGTCAACATTAAAATTTGATGCGACATTGACAAGTGAACAATACTTTACAGCAGAGGTAGTATTTAAATACCTCATTTATGAAATTCGTGACATTGATTGTAGTAGATGCTAGACCTTGACACTATCCAGAAGATGTGGGAATCAGATTCCAAAATGGACCCTGACAATCTTCATACAGAATCACTTAATATTCCCATTCTTCATAGTAAATATCATCAAATATATAACAACACCTTTCTTTTAAGAAAGAAGGCAGAACAGTTGAGAAAAAATATTAGACATGAAAGGTATGAATATTTTAGTGGGAAAGCAGACCCTGAGGTCTATATTGAAAATCCATTTCCCAAAAAGATTAGAGATAAAGACACTATGCAAAAATATATGGACGCAGATACAAAACTCTCAGGAGTTTCGTTGAAACTTGAGTACTATGACACTATGTTGGTTTATCTTGAAAGTATCTTGAAACAGATCACCAATAGAACATATCAAATAAAGAACGCTATAGAGTTTATGCGTTTTAGTTCAGGAATGGGATAGTGAAATAAATAGACATAACTGAACCTTATGTTATGTCTCACTTGACAATTGAGAAGGTTAATGAAGTATATCTAAAAATCACCACAGAACCTCATGTAGAACATGAGTTAAAAGATAGATTTACCTTTGAGGTACCTGGTGCAAAGTTCATGCCCCAATACAGAAGCAAGTATTGGGATGGACATGTGCATCTGTATAATCTTAAAACCAAAAGAATTTATTGTGGGTTATTAGATAAAGTTGTTGCATTCTGTGAGAATGCTGGATACTCCTACGCCTTTAAACAAAACAAGTTCTATGGAATGCCTTTTGAGGTAAATGAATTTGTCAATAAGGAAGGTGTCAAAGACTTTATGAAGTCTCTTTCTCCTGAAATGACACCTAGAGACTATCAGGTAGATGGAGTTTATGATGCACTTAGATATAATAGGAAGTTACTTATAAGTCCAACTGGTTCAGGTAAATCATTTATGATTTATGCTGTTGTCAGATATCATGTTGCGAAGCAAAATAGAATTCTACTGGTTGTTCCTACAACTTCTCTAGTTGAACAAATGTATAAAGATTTTCACTCCTATGGTTGGGATGTAGAAAACCATTGTCACCGTATCTACGCAGGACGTGAGAGAATTAATACGAATGAGGTGACTATAACCACCTGGCAGTCTGTCTATCAGTTGGATAAGAAGTTCTTTGAAGAATATGATGTAGTCATTGGTGATGAGGCACACTTGTTTAAGAGTAAGTCCCTAGTAGGCATTATGGACAAACTTGCTGATGCTAAGTATAGATATGGATTCACTGGAACATTAGATGGGTCACAGACCCATAAGTGGGTGTTAGAGGGGTTGTTTGGACCCTCATACAAAGTTACTCAAACAAAGAAATTACAAGATGAAGGTTACCTTGCATCCCTTGATATTCAATGTCTAGTGTTGAAGTACAAACCAAAGAAGTTTGATACCTATGAGGATGAAATTCAATTTCTAATTGGTCATGAAAAGAGAAACAAATTTATCTCAAATCTTACTGTAGATTTAAAGGGTAATACTCTTGTTTTATTTGCAAGAGTTGAAAAACATGGAGTCATACTTTATGACCTGATAAATAAAAAGGTAACAGGTGATAGAAAAGTTTTCTTTATTCACGGTGGTGTAGATGCTGAAGATAGAGAACAGGTAAGAGAAATTACTGAAAATGAAGATGGTGCTATTATTGTTGCATCTTATGGAACTTTCAGTACAGGGATTAACATTAAAAAACTTCATAACATAGTATTTGCCTCTCCATCAAAATCCAGAATCCGTAATCTGCAGAGTATTGGTAGAGTCCTAAGAAAAAGCAAAGATAAAACAAAAGCAAAACTTTATGATATTGCTGATGATTTGACGATAGGGTCAAGAAAAAATTATACTCTGAATCATTTTATCGAAAGAATAAAAACTTATGTGTCCGAACAATTCAATTATGACATTACAACGATAAACATCAAAGACTAGAGGAGGTAATCAATGGGAATTGAAGATGACTTTTATTGTACAATAAAGTTAAAATGTGGAGATGAAATATTTTGTAAGGTAGCAGCAACTGAAGAGGAAGACAGAACTATGCTGTTACTCTCCAATCCAATTACTGTACAAGAGATTGTAGTTAGAGGAACTGTAACTGGTTATAAGGTAGAACCTTGGTTAAAGACTACCGATGACGACCTAATCATGATTAATATGAATGACGTTCTTACAATGACTGAGAATAGTAGTATTGATATGATTATGTACTACCATGATTACTTAAGAAAGAATCATAAAGAGAATAAATCCAATCTCTCTAAGGAGATGGGATATATCTCTTCTGTTAAAGAAGCAAAGAAATTTCTGGAGAAACTCTATAAGGATAACTAAGTTATATAACCTATAACATCCTTATGAACCCGGACAAGCCTAATCCTACTCCCATTTTAGATACTTGTCAACTATATGTTTTTCTGATATAATATAAAGAGAACATAGATGATGATTGATGCCCATTCAACCCATGACTACAATGAAAAGAGGAAGAAACTCCGAACACTACGTTAATAATAAACAGTTCCTTGAAGCTCTTGAGAACTACTTTGCAGAAGTAGAACGCTGTAAGTTGAATGATAAGCCAAAGCCTCCTATTCCTAGGTACATTGGTGAGTGTTTTCTAAAGATTGCAAACCATCTATCATACAAGCCAAACTTCGTGAACTATATGTTCAAGGATGATATGATTTGTGATGGTATCGAAAATTGTGTCAGGTATGTTCATAACTTCAGTCCTGACAAGTCAAAGAATCCCTTTGCATACTTTACTCAAATTATCTACTACGC